ATTTCACGAGGCCGCAAACTTTAGTAAAGAACCTCGCATACATTTTATACTTCATGGTGGTTCGAACGAAGAAAGAATTAGATTATTTGTAAACTCATTTGAAAAAGAATATGGAAAGTTTTTATGCGTTTGGTGAGTATGTATTAAAACATTCTCGTCATAATGAAATACCATCTGATAAAGTACATATTATTCTAAACTATCCTAAGATACAATGGGACGATTGGGCAGAATATATGGCGACACTCACATGGTTTAGTGGTATACCATTAAGTCGTGGTGGGTCAAAAACATCACACGTTATCTTCGCAGAAACAATAGATGAAGCATTAAATCAATCAGACAAATATGATTATGCTATGATATCATACATAGGTTCATTCTACTATTCAGACCACGAAGATAATATCTTTGAATACTTTGATGAGTTCTGTAAGTCAGAAAGAACCTGTCGTGGTCATTTATTATTTCACCCAGAGAAACAATATGGTCGATTACACCCACAAACAATCTTCTTGAATATAAAAAACTGGCGTAATCTTGGTAGACCTACATTTGATAATTATACAGGACAAGTCATAGAGTATGTTCGTTCTGAATCAAATGTACATGACGACTATACACCACATTGGGTTAAAGGTGGTGAACAATACAAGAATGTTATACATTCAGAACAAGCAAAGTTTATATCAGATGTATTAGAATCTGGTGAAACAATACTGAACTTTGATAAACAACGAAGTGTTAAGTTCTTTTGTTATCCAGAACGCAGACAGTCAAACACACTAGACGAAGAACGAAACAGAAAATCTGATATCATATATACAGTCAATAACGAAACATTAACTCAACTACCTATATTAGATAAGAAGTTTGATGTAATATACGCACCTGCTTCTGGTCAAACATCAGAGTATTTGTATCACATATATGGACATAAAGATACGAAGTTGATTATATACGACAACAATCTCAATTCACTATCATGGAAACAGATGGTGTATTGTATGGCAAGTGAAAATAATCTAAAACAAATAGACCAATACTTTAGAAACAAAGGTTGTATTATTGACGACTGTTCATACAAACCTGAACTCGTAGAAAAGAACGAATCAATCTATTCAAGAAAACAATGGTTTGAAGATGTATACAAAATCAAACCTACATTCAAACAATACGACTTACTTGAAACAACAATAGATGTTGACCCAAGTAAAACTAATCTCATTTACTTGAGTAATATATTCTCATATAACTTCTGTATTCATAAGTATAAGATAGAAGATATTCACAACAGATTTATTGAATATACAAACTTACCAAATACAACAATATATGGTAAGAACATATTTAAAGACACGGTGTATCATGAAAATAGTTTGCGTTAGAATTGGTGAACGATACGGTCCAGAGTACGAAGAATATCTGGAATCTAAACTACCTGAATACGAATTCATTTGGGTGCGTGAAGAACTACAACCCAACATTAAACTACAATGGAATAAGATATATGCTATGACACTTGATACAGACGAACCTGTATGTGTTATGGATATTGATATATTACTAATCAATGACTATAAGAAAGTCTTTGAGTACCCTTTAAAACGCGGCCAGTTCGTTGCTATGCCGGGTTGGTGGAGAGATATACCTGAAGAAGAAAAAGAACGATTCACTATCAATGGTGGTTTCTACAAATACTATCCTAAAGATGTTCAATACATTTACGAATCATTTATGAGTAGACCTGAATACTGGCAAAGAAAGTATATTGAAGAAGGATATACATCAGGTCCTATCAATGGTGAACAACACTTTATTGAAGACCATGTGAATCAACAACTAGAACTGGTGCGTCTACCAAATGCGTGGTTTACACGATTTGAATCACGAAAGAAAGAGTTTACTAGACATACATTAACTCACTTGAACAGAGAGTATGTCAAGCATACTGGTAACGATTATATGTTTTTAGGGAATAAGTTTCACGAAGATATTAAGTTTGTACACTTCACACACATGGACAATCACCCACACAAATGGGAAAAGTATCACTTACTCAAATAAGAATTTACCTGCGACATAAAGTGCTTTGAGTGGTGTGTCTGCTTCTCGTAATTCTTTCTTTAAATCTTCATCTTCTGAATCAATGACTTCTTTCAAGTCAAATATTTTTAGTTTGACATTGAATAGTAAATCAGTACCATCATCGCCTGCAGGTGGTTCAAAGATGTGGTCAACTGAATGAACTTTTACATCTCTTTCTGCGTTAGGGTCATAGACAAGACCGTAACTCAATGCCATTTCTTTTACAAATGCTTTGAAATCTTCTGCCTGTAATTTTGAATACTGGTCAGTCATTATACTGATTTCATCTGTAGTAAATGTATTCAATAGAGTTACATAGTTTTCACTTTCAAGGTCAGCACGAACAGATACTTGCATATAAGGTGAAGTACCTTCTGGTACATCATTCCTCATCCAAGTTGCTTCAATGTAATCTTTTTTAGAACTTACATATCTTGCCCAAGTAAATTTACCGTCTTTTAATATCATGTATCTAACCTCGATTGTAATGTATATGTATTTATACGAATGAATGAACCATCTGGAAACTCCTGTGCCCTATATTCATCAGGACCAACAAACAATGTTTGATAGTTACCTGTACCATTTAGTCTGTCATCATAGAACGCACCACAGTCTGTTCCACCTGTGTTTATACCGTACTTAATAATAGAACCACTTAGATTGACTGATGCATATCTCATAGATGTTTCTAACATAACTCGCCAATCAGAATCAAGTAGTGTTCGTAAATTATCAGAAGCACCTGTTTGAACTCTTACTGGTGGGAACGCACTATCTCTTAATGTAAAGTCTTTTTGATGTAAATAAAATTGTTCTCTTACATACGGTTGGTCTGCATCTTCAGGTATTGCGGCCGCAGTATATTGTGCCACATCTGCGCCTGTATCAATAAAGATTGGTGTAGTATCTACAAGAGAATATCCTGCGAGTGCAGAATCGTTGTGTATGTAATATATATCTGGTGCAACTTCACTTATTGCATCTTTAATAAATGTGTCATACATATCAGTTAAAGTCATTGACTTAATATTATCACCATCATAATATACAGGAAACTTTTTACTGTCTGTATCAGAGTCTGCAAGACCACTACTGTCAATTGTTTGTTCTAATCTTGAAAACGCAACTGCAAGGACTTGAGGTTCTTGTGTTGAATCTTCTGATGGAAATTCTTCTGCACCATTGTTTTGTGCCCGTGGGTCTGAAGGAGAGATATTACCACTAGGAATAGGAAAGTCACCTGAACCAATCAATACCTCACCTGCAGTCAAACGTGTATCATCAAAGGAACCTAGATTACCTCCTGAACCTACTACACTTAATGTTACTGTGGGATTGTTACGATATAACTCGGCACAATATGTTACCATATTTACCTTTTCAGAATCTGTCATCTCACGCAGATTGTTATTATCATTAATTAAAGGTTTTACGTCTGTCATAATCTAACTTCCTGGCGAGTATATAGTCTTTAATGTTACTCCTGATGAATTTTGAATTAATAGAGTTGTTGTATTAGAGAACTTGTCAGATGTGATACTGTTATCTTGATACAATGAAGTAGAGATACCACTATCTTTAATACTTACTTGTCCTAAAAATGTTTCAAACATATCTGCACTAAAAGATGCAACACCTTTAGAAACTGTTGTTGCGTTATCAACTGAGATAACATTTGTTGAAGAAACGTTCATGGCACCAGATGCAGATAACGAATCAGGTCCTGTGTATGTTATTTGACCTGTTGTATTATCATATACGATTGTACCACCTTTACCTGCAGTATTGACGACTGTGATAGCATCTCTCACGTTGGCGTCAAGATTTGTTGTCGCACTATCAACTTGTGTTTTTAAAGAGTTTAACGCACCAACTATATCAGAATCTTCTGTGGTTGTCAAAGATGTTAAGTCGCCTACATCATTCGCCAACTCATTCAGTTTAAGAACGTGTTGTGAGAGTGTATTTGTATTTGTAAAAGTAACTTTTGCCATTATAGTTTCTCTATCAGTTTGTTCAACATAGATTTGATTTCACTTACATCATTCTTTAGTTGTTCAATCTCTTTGTCCTTTTGTTTCTCTTTTTCTTTTCTAATCCGATTCGCTTCTATTTCAGTTTTATTTATATTTAATATCGCACCTGAATTTTTATCACGAACAAGATTAGGGTGTCCTTCGACTTTAATATAATTCATTACTCAGCCAATGCAATCACTCTCAAGTTTTGGAATGTAGGAACTTTTGTATTATTTGTAGTCCTCATTTCAATTTTCAATTGGAACTTAGTAAATGCAAGTAAAGTACCATTTAGTCCACCTATCAAATATTCATAATCAACATATTCATTAATATCTTCATTTGGTGCATTGTTTGTATCTTCTGTCTTAAGAACCCAAGGAACATTATAAATGTCTACATCAGATGTCGCAGTTCTGTACCAAACTCTGAAGTCTGAAGCAGCAGGTCTATTTGCAGATAATATAACTTTTAAACCATTTGCAGATTCAATAAGTTGAATTGGTTTTGTAATATGTTTTGCAAGTATACTACCACCCCAAGCATTTGATTCTGGTGACCATGCAATAGGAACATTGAATCCAGAAGTAGATGCAGAATCTTGTTTATCAATAACATTGTGAATTGTTGTTAATGATGACCTTTCTAAATCAATTGCAGGTGATACTGTTGCGTTATCTGAAGATAGTGCAAGTTTGATATCAAATGACCTATCACCAGCAACAGGGTCAGTTAACTGTGCAACTTCTGTTGGTCTGTTTGCAATCACTTTAGGATTATCTAGGTAGTTAAGTTCATTCACTAAAACATTTGTAAATGTTTGTGGTTTTTGCATAGTAGTTTCACTACCTGCAAGTGATTTACCTGTTGTGAATCTTGCAGTTGCATTGAATAGTGTTCCGCCTGGTTGGAATATATCAATTGCAGGCCACGCTTCTTCAAACGGAATATTTCTAGTTGCAAGTACTCTTGTACCACCACCTACATCATCACTATCAGCAGCGGAATCTGCGTCAAACTGGAAGAAGTTTCCGTCTACTGCAGTTATAGTTTTTGTTCCTGTTAATTGTGTGCCAGGAAGACCACCGATTGTTAAGTTACCAACATCTGCAGAATCTGTAGAATCAACACCTTTTATTTGAACTACATCACCTACATTTAATCCTACGTTAGGTGCGTAAACAGAAACTGTTGAATCACCAGTAACAGTATCAAATGGGTCTTCATCCAATAGTGCGAACGGAACATCTGCATTTCTCAAGAACGCAGTACCACTTGATACGAATTCAGCCCTTACTATTTCAAATGTAATATCTTTAGTTTGGTCTGCACTCCAAGTTGATGCATTTTGAGATGCGAAGAATACTCCCATAACAGGGTTTTTATTAACTCTTGCAGTTGTAGAACCAACTCTAAATTGGTCTATTTCAGAAATGTAAACATTGTACGCAGTTGTATTTGCAAGTAAAACAAACGCATATTCTTTATCACCTTCTAGATATACAGGTTCGTCAAATACAAAATAAGTTTTTGTTGTTGCGTCTGTACTTGTAGTAATCTCTGCAGGTGTTAAATCAACTTGGGCACCTTGTAAAATTGTATTAGAAGCAGGATACCCATTTACTAAAGGTCTAATCTGTAGAGTTACAGGAGTTTGTTCTTGACCACCGCCTGGTTTAGAAGCAAACTTAACACCAATTTTAGTTACCCATATACCTCTATCTTCATTTATAAAGAATGATTGTGCGATAGGGTCTTTTCTTACTCTTGTTTCATTAACTCTAACATCTAAATTAACAGTTATTCTTCTATAACTAACAACGTCTTGTTCAACTCTCTCTATGATACCTGTTGCAGTATAAGGTGCAGTACCTCTTGAAACAGAATCACCAAATCCTGTTACTGTTGTTTGTCCTGCTTGTGGTTCAACATCCAATAATTTAAACTGTCTTGTACCAGTTCTAAATCTTAATGCAGACGTATTTGGTATAAAGAATGAACCAATAAGTTTACCAGTTGCGTCAGTTGTTAATGTTGTTGGTCCACCTTCAAATGGGTATTGAGTAGCAGTATTATGAACATCACCATAATCTGTAGTTGTACTTCCGTGTTGAACAAAAGTAGATTGTTGTCGTACCCAACTTGATACATGAACATCATCAAAGTATGCAAACATTCTTGAGTTTGGTCTTAGTCCTTCAACTTTAAAGTATACAAGTCTTGACCTCATGAAAGGTGCAAAGAGAGTTTCAACCAATCTTTCGTTTACTACATTTCTTATAACTTGGTTTGAAACAACTGTTGCAGTTGCACGAATTCTAACTCTAGTTCTACCATTTCTAAGTGTTCCTCTACCATTAGATATTGCATTTGCAGAGGTTTGACCTGCTCTTAATGATGCAAGAGGTGTTCCTCCCCAATTCCATGCAAAACTACGAGCCCTATTTGCGATTTGTGATACTCGTCCACCAGTTTGACCACTACCAGTTCTTCTTAGTCTACCAATTGTAAATCTAGGTGCAGAACTTCCAACGAGATTTTGTTTAACAACTTCTTTTGCTTTCCACTCATCTGTTGATGGTGATAATTGAATATCTGATTCTCTGATTATAACTTCAAATGGATTGATGTTACTTGTTCCAGTAGACCAAGGATTTTCCAAGAAAGTTGTTTCAGAGTGATTAAGAAATACAGTACTTCCTTTTTTTATGGTATTAGTTGATTCATCTGAATCATATATTAATCTAATATTATCTTCGTAGAAAGGTGGTCTTAATACTTTTGATTGTGGGTCAACAGACGCACGATAATCTGGAATGTCTATATCACCGAAGTCTGCGTTTTCAAAGTTGTCAACAAAGAAACCTGCTTTAGGTCTAATAACTCCTGCAGAATCTAATACATTAAAGTTTGCAAGGTCAGTTTCTAAAGTAGTCAATGCACTTACTTCTTCTAAATAGTCAACTCTTTTTTCTATGTTTTCTATGTCGGCCATAGTATATCTTCTATGGTCAAGTCTTTCTATAGTTAAATCAGAATCAGTTAGTGTATATGGATTCAATGTTACATTATGTAATAACATAGTTTCATCTGGTTTTTCTGGGAAATCAGGATTAAATGAAGGTAATCCTTGAAGATATTCAATCAAACCATCTTTGTTAATGATAACTCTATCTCTTCTTGGTAAGTAATATGTTACATCAGCCTCTACCGTATCACTTGGAGCAGGTAAACTATGTACTCTTGCATCACCACCTGAGAATGTTTCTGATGTATTTTTAACTTGTCTAAAGTCTAGTACATCATTTAGATTAATAATATCACCATTATTTTTTGTGTAACTAGGAACTTTATTATAATCAACTTGACCTACATAAGACCTTGTTGAGAAGAACTCACCAGTTGCACCATGTTCAAAATGTTTAAACTTAGCATAGATTGTAGACGGTGCAGTTTCACCACCTCTTAATACTAATCTTCCAATATCATAGAAGTTATCTCTTTGTCCATTATCTAAAAGGAATCTACTAATTACGTTATTACCAGTAGAACTTGCAATTCTTACACTATCAACTGCATATATGTCTGGTTGACTTAATGTGTAATATGTATTACCATCAGAGTCTGTTTCACTTGCAACTGCAGATACAGTAGTGGTTGTTAGTGTTTTTGTTCTACTTGATACATTTGAAGCCTTTGTTACATACGCATATATTTCATACGCAGTACTTAAATCTAATCCTGCAAACACAGTTGAAGTTGAACCTGCACCACCAGATGAGATAGTATATGTTGTGTCTGGTAAACCAGCAGTTCTAACAACTAACCAATCCCCTAGATTTGCAAATGTTTCGTTTGTTGCGTCAGTAACTGTGATTGTAAGATTACCAGAACCATCTGTTGTACCACTAAAGAATTGTTGATATGTTAGTGATAGGTTTGTAAAACTTAAAGGTTTTAAATACGGTAGATTAAATAATGAAGTATTTTTTTCTGTTTCGTATAATACTGATTTACTATTTTCTTGTGTGATATTAAAGTAACTTGTATCTGCACTGTCACCTAAACTCTGAACATTTCTAAAGTTAATGCCTGGGTCTAGGTCAATATCAAATAAATGGAATCTATAGTTACCACCATCTTCACTAACGGCCTTAACTCTTGCCTTACCAACTTTTGCACCACCTAACGCAGTACCAGTATATAAGTTGTATTGTTGCCATGTGTTGATATTAGGTAAACCATTAATATTTGCAGGTGTTACTTTTACATAGTTACCATATGATGAAGGTATTTGAGTTCCAACTACAGTATCTGTTGTTTGTGCTCTTGGAATACTTATTGTTGTATCAAACTGACTTGTAACTCTATATCCTTGTACAGAGGCGGTGCCTGGACCAACAACTGCATCAAGTTTACTAATAGACGCAGTAGAATCCAAATCAAATTCTAATACATATGGTTTAATAATATAATCACCTGAATTTTCATAAATTCTTTTTGCAATCATTTCTGCAGGTATGTTATATGCGTCATTTGTGTTTAGTTCTCTAATGACTTCATTATTCTTGATTTTTGCAATCTTGATATGATTAACATCTGCTTCTGTTATGTTTGATAAAGTATCAAGTGTTAAACGAATTCTGTATCTGTCTGCGCCTGGAGCACTTAAGTTTGGTGTTCCACCTGAATTATCAAATAGTCCTGTATCATCTGAAGTTGTAACAACATCTTCTACTATTTTAAGTATGAGTATTTCATCTGCAGTATTAACATATTTGGAAACAATAACTGATTGTTTTTCACAATATACAAAATGTCCTTGAGTATAGTATTGACCGTCTGCAATATTTGCTTGTAATCCTTGACCCACAGAAGTACCAGAGGTTTCTACTACTACATCATCTAGTCCTGTAATATTTAATGTTTCCCCAGAAGTAAATCTTAACTGTGTACCACCATTCATATCTGTATATGTAACATATAGAGTAGCAGGGTCTGCACCAGCTGCATCAACAACTTGAAGTATTTTTGCTTGAATACCAGATGTTGCACCAGTTACAGTATATCCAACATAACTTGATGTAGGTATTGCACCACCACCAGCGGCACCATCTGTATTTAACTTAACAAATTCGTACTTGTCATTTAATGTAACACCGCCTGGTTTGACGACTGCACCATCTTTAAAGATATTATCTGCAAACTTTTGAATATCTTTATTGATTACTGTTTGTAATTGTGTTAACTCACGAGCTTGTAGTGTTCTACCATCATTGAATAGTAACTGATGATAATGGTCGCTATCTTTCCAATCATCATAGTAGGTTGTAGAGGATGTGGTGTTATTATATGTATTCGGCATTTTCTATCCTATATCGTAATTACAACTTTTATATCTTCTGTTTGACCACTATCTCTAACAACAGCAGCTCTATTATCTATATAAAGTATTTTACCATTTGGTTGATAAGTGTTTTCGTAGTTTAGTCTACCACTTAGTAATGTTGCGTTCTGTGTACCACCACCAGCGGCATTACCTGATACAGTTTCACCTGTTGTGAACGCATTATATCCTGTTGAATCATTTTGTACAATGTAAATCTTGTCAGCGGCATTTGCAACAAATCTTGCTTGTGCATTAGATGATACACCTGTAATTAAGGCGTCATTTGCAAATCCACCTGCTTCAGCGGCGTCATCTGCAACAAGATATTTACTTGCATTTGCAGTTGTACTTGTAATTGCAGAACCGTTTGAATCAACTGGGTCTTGAATAAGGACTACTTGTCTGAAATCTTGACCACCTACATAGAAGTTACCTTCTTCAATACCATCTGGTTTTGCGTTGAACATAAGTGATGTTGACCTTAAATCGTTTCTTGGGTCTGCACCAATACCTGCACCGTATATATCACCAACGACTGCTCTTGCACTTGCGGCAGTTGTAGGTGAACCACCTGATATCGTAACACCAGCAAAGTCATATCCTCTACCCATTGCCATGGCACTATCAGCATCTGAATCTAAGAATATGTGAGTAACGACACCACCTGTAACGTATGCAGTTGCAGTTGCGCCTGTTCCGTTTCCTGTGATTGTAACTGTTGGTGTTGATGAGTAACCTGTACCACCATTAATAACTTTAATTCCTAATATTTGTCCTCGTACTGCGGCGTCCTGAACGGCATATTGTTCTGCACCTGTACCAGTTTCAGTTGAGTCTGCAAGACGAACTGGTAAGAAGTTTGCAGATAAGTATGCACTCGCATTTATAGATAATACTGTATATAAGTATTTCCATTTATAACCATCTGCAGTTTTTACTGCTTTGAGTGGGTCAATGTGAGTTGGTTTTACTGTTGATGCAGTTTGTGTACCACTAGCATTTCTTGCTTCTTGTACACACATATAAACTCTGTTATCTTCTGTAATGATGTAGTAAGGATTTGCACCTACTGTTAAATCATTATCGTCCCACGCATTGTATATTGTTCCTGATGTCCAGTTGTAACGACTAACTACAAACGATAAATTGGCAGCGGATTTAATTGACTGTAGTCCTTGTCGTGCAAGTCTATCATCTCTTATTGAACCTGTTGGTGTTGGCACTGTCTCTGCATCATTCCATGGTTCACTTTTACCAATACCAATATAGTATCTGTTTGTAACATCTGAGGCATCATCGTACAATTTCCTTAATGCCATTCTTTTAAAATCGTTTGTTATAACTGCCATCTTCTATTCCTATTAAGAGATTGTTGCACCGTAGTGACCAGAAACATACCAATTTACACCATCCCAAATAACAGTTGCGGCGTCATACTGGTCTAACGCAAATGTTGTTCCTTGTGCAAAATTGGCAGGTGTAACTGTGGCGATACCTGCTCCTTTGTTTGTAAATACTTTATATTCGCCTATTACCGTTCCGTCTGCAAGAGATACTGCAAGTGCAGAACCTGAATTGCATATAATATATGGTACAGTTGCCGATGCGGCACCTGCAACTGTAATTTCTGATTCGTTTAATGCTGTTCTTTCGAGTAATACAGCACCTGTTCCTTTACCTGTAAGATTTAAACTTATATTTGTATCACCGCCTGTTGCAGATATAACTGGTGAAGCGGTTGTAACTGCGTTTGCAATCTTGACTTCATTGACTGCGGCACCAGCAGTTGTCAAATCAAAAACAACAACTTCATCACCTGCAGAGTCTGTTAAAGCAAAACCTTTAGATATTTTTGGTAAACCTGTAACTGTTGGTGCAGTAAGTGTTTTATTTGTAAGTGTATCTGTTGTTGTTCTACCAACAAGTGTTGTTGTTGCAGTAGGTAGTGTTAATGTACCTGTATTTGATATAGATGAAATAACTGGAGTTGTAAGTGTTTTATTTGTGAGAGTTTGTGTTGCAGTATTGATAATAACTGTTCCAGAAGCATCTGGTAATTGTATCTGTCTATCTGCAGTAGGGTTTATTGCAGTCAGTCGTGTTTCATTTGAGTCGGCAGATGAACCTTCAAAGACAACTGCAGAATCTTCTAAAGTAACTTGAGTTGAAAGGGTACTAGAACTACCACCTAGAAATGTATATATCTCTGAAAAGTTATTGTTTATCTTTGTACCAGCAGAACGAAGTGTATCTCCTGTTCCGTCATTTGCACTTATTCCTGTACTTATTATTTCTCTTGCCATAAAATACTCTCTCTTATTTTATATTATTTATAACGATTTAATATGCTTTTCCATAACTATCAAACATTTCTTGGTCAAATGTTTCGAATGTCATTGAGAAGTCTGGTGCAGCAGAATCAGCAGAAGCATTACTGTCGTCAAATTTAAATGAGTTTGGTGTAAATAGTTGTGCTAAATTATCATACATTGTATCTAGTGAATCAAGTTGTGAAGCACCATACTTATCAAGTGTCTCTTCTGGATTTGCACGATAAACAATACCATCTGGGTCAGATTGTAATGTTGTAAATTGTTCAAATGAAGTTGCAGGTACTGATGTTGCATCTGCAATCAATGATGGACCAACTGCAGAGTCAAACAATACAGTAGGCATTGTTCTTAAATCTAAATCAACTTCTGCTTGTAATAACACATCAACAGAAAAATAATATCCTGCTGGGTGTACGAAGTCTTTATATAAATCTTGCCATTGTGTCAAACCAAAAGGTACTTTATATAATATAGAATATATTTGATTTCTTCTGTAGTCTTGTATAACTTTATTATTTTCATATCCAATTTGAGATGAACCTACAGTAAATAGATTTTCTTTTGGATATACAGTTTCTGGTATATCAATCTGAAAGAACGAACGAAAGAATTGTTCTGCACCA